GATTGGGAATTGGGGAATAGGCCCATAAAAAAAAATAAAAAAAATTTGACGCAAGAGGTCGCAAAAGGAAAAACCGTTGTATCTTTGACCTACAAACCAACCACTAAACCACAAAATCATGACCACGCAACAAAACACCTACAAGATTTTCTTCAGCAACGGCAAGCCCTCTGAGATTTATATCACCGCAAGCAATATCAAAGAGGCTTGCATCTTAGCCAAACCGTTAGCAAAACAACACCAACTTGACAACTACATGGTCAAGCGTTGCTACAATGGCGGCGTGATGGGTAGTTGAACTTGGCAAAAGTCCCACAGTATTCGTACAGGGCTGACAGGCTGGAAAGACAGCCGCTTTTTTTTCTCACCCACTAAACCCAAAACCATGAACAAGATTGAACGCATCTTTGACGCTGTAATGCACGCCGTCACCCTGCTCGCCATCGCTGGCGGCTTTTATTGGATTTTTATCCGCTTCGTTATCACCTATCTCAAAACCCTCTAAACCACCAAACCATGGGCAAGAAAAAACACTACAAACTTACTTGGGGTGACGGTTACTCTCAAGTTTGCTACACCAAATTAGAGGTAGTATCCATCCTGTTTCACCTGCTTGCCGACCAAATATCCGTTAAAATTCAATTAATCTATCCATCCTAAACCACCAAACCATGCACAAATTCAAAACCACCAACATCAAAGGCAAGGATTACGTCGAAGTAAACCAACGCCTCCTCTACTTCCGCAACGACAAAGCCTACACAGGTTGGAGCATCGAATCGGAACTCGTTGACCTGCAACCCGACCGTTGCTGCATTCGTGCCGTAATCCGTGACGCAGAAGGCCGCATCCGAGCAACAGGCCATGCCCATGAGGACCGCACCTCGTCCATGATAAACAAAACGTCCTACGTCGAGAACTGCGAAACCTCTGCCTTCGGTCGCTGCTTAGCCGCTCTTGGAATTGGAATTGAAACGAGCATCGCAAGTGCCAACGAGGTGCAGATGGCTATTGCCCAGCAGGCCAATCTTGACGACTTGAGCGACCGCCTTGGCTTGGTGGCTACCTACGATGACCTTGACGTGGCTACCCTCAAGGCCGACTTCATGGCTCTTGTGGAGCAACTCCCCGAGGACCAGCGTTTCAAGTATTCCGACCACAAGGGCATGACCCCTGCCCGCTACGAGAAAGGCATCAAATTCCTCCAAGACCAAATCGCTAAATACAAGAAGCCATGAGCCAAACTCTTTTAGAAAAATGCAACGCCGACGTGTTCAAGGCAATCCTTGACATCAAAAGCGAACAACCTGAAATTGGTGAAAACCTACTTGCACTTTTGCAAAAGCACCAATATTGGTGGCAGATGAATGGCCAAGAAATTCTTTGGTTCTCCGCCCATCTGCCTTGGGAAATTTGGGACCGCAAGGTCCACACCTTCTATCACCTGTTTGAATCTCAACCCACAACCACAATGCCATGAACCAAGAACTCGTAACCATCCCCAAGTCGGACATATCCAAGCAGGACATCGCCGACATCGCCGCCAACCTCATCCACCGAATAGAGGAAGGCGAAGTCAATCCCATCGCCGCACACGTTCGCCTCAAAGCCGTTGTCAAGGCTTTGGATCAAGTCCTCAAAGCAACCGAGCAAACGGTGTGGGATGAAGCTGAAAGGCACGGCAAGACCTTCTCCGCATTTGGTGCGGAGATTCAACTCAAGGAGGGTGCGCTGACCCCCGACTACTCGCACGACCAAATTTGGAGCGACCTGCAAGCCTCCATGAAAGCGAGGGAAGAGCAACTCAAGATGGCGTTTCGCAACGCTGGTAAGATGACAGTCATTGACGAAGCAACTGGCGAGGTCGTTCCCGTATGTCCTGCAAAAGGGACAAAACCGAGCATTGCAGTGACTTTTAAGGGATGACACGACCAGCACCACCCAAGAAGAAGAAAGGCGTGCAAATCGTCGGCAGAGTCGCAGGAGTGAACGCTGCCCTGTTACTGCTGGAGAAGCCCTACAGGGCCACCGAATTGGCGGAGGTACTTGGCATCCACATCCGCATCATGTACCGCATCCTGAACGACTTGAGAGCCACGGGCCACCTATATTCGCACCGCTGCCATTACTGGTTCGACCCGAAGAAGAACAACAACCTTGAACATTTAATCCCAGTCAAAGACCCTTACGCATAAACACAACTAAACTCATGTTGGATCATTATCCCGATTCGGTAAAATTAGGAGAATCAGTTTCTCAATTATTTGCAAGAATCTACGCAGAAAAAACAGGGCAAACTGGTCTTAAAGCAACACCGATTCAAGATAAATTAGAGCATTGGGATTGGTCATTTGATTCAATAAAATTTGATGTAAAATCTAAAAAAAGACGCAACCGTTATGATGACCATTTTGCAGAAGATGAGATGCTTATTGAATTGACTGGAATAACTGGTTATGATGGATGGATTAAAGGTCAAGCGGATTATATTGTGCAGCAACGCTTTGACCATTTAATAGTAATAAATAGAGCGCAATTACTTGAATTTTATAAATCTAATTCTACAAAATACCCATTAACAAAACCAAGAAAAGACAGGCAAGACCAATGCGCTTGGATTCCTTATGATGATTTTTTACCATTTGTTCAATTTGAAATTTTAACCCCAAAAATCATGTCAAACTACACACCACAACCCAACACCTTCTCCCTGTTCGCCAACGACAAAGGCGACAACCCGAAGCGCCCTGACTACAAAGGCGACATCATTATGCCCGATGGAACCAAGATGCGGCTCTCCGCATGGGTGCGTGAATCCCAAGGCGGCAAGCGTTATTTGTCAGGAAAGGTTGAACCTATGCAGGAGCAATCCAACGCTGGGAGTTTTGCACCATCCGTGCAGACCGAAGGCGATGACTTGCCGTTTTAGTGTAACTTTGCCCGAAGTTTACATTTGCAATAAAGGCGGTTTGCTGAAGTAGAGGTCAGCAAGTCGTTTAGAAAAAAGGGTACATCTTAACCCTGCCCCGACTGCCTCTACCAGTTGGGGCTTTTTTTTTACTCATGAAACAAATATCATGGTTTAAGTTCTGCCCAGCCGATTGGATGATGGGCCGAATCTCACGGCAACCCGCCGAGGTGCAGGTGGCCTTCATCCGACTTTGCTGCGTCTATTGGAACGCTGAATGCGAGATGTCAACCGACCACGCCGAACTGGAAGCCGATGGGCATCTGCAAAGGCTACTGCAAACCCGTTTGGTAGAAAGCAATGGTCCGTCCGTGTTCATCAAATTCCTTGACATTCAATGGGAAGACGCAAACCTGCACCGTACCAAGATGTCCGAAGCAGGGAAAAGAAGTGCCGAAAGAAGGTCAACTAAGGTTGAAGAAAATCCAACTAAGGTTGAACCTATGTTGAACCTACCTTCAACCTATGTTGAACCTACGTTCAATAGAGAAGAGAAGAGAAGAGAAGAGAAGAGGGAGAAGAAAGATTGTGTGATTTTTGACCAATTTTGGGCGTTGTATCCACGCAAAACCTCCAAGCAATTAGCATCCAAAGCCTTCGCCAAGCTATCGGACGAGAACCAGCAGAAGGCCATCAACAACATCGCACGCCTGTACTCCGATACCCCCGTGCAGTACGTTCCCCATGCCGCAACCTACCTAAACCAAGCCCGCTGGGAAGACGAGGCCATCGTCCGCACCAATACCTTTGCAAGACCACTACTAAACCAATCCGAAGATGCAGACCTACCACGCTACCGCTGAACGCAGGCTTTTGTCCTGCCTGATGGATGCCTTCATTGACCGAGCATCCTTCCTCATGCAAATCCCTGAACGCCTGTTCACAGGAAACAACGTCTTCATCTACCGAGCTATCGAAGCCTTGCACCGAGCAGAGCGACCCGTTGACTTAGTTACGCTCCACCAATACCTTGTTGAAAACAATCAAGCCTTTGTAACTCTTGACCTTGGATTCTTTGCCGATGGGATTACTATCACCTCGGACTGGAAGACCTACGCCGCTGACTTAAACCAAGCATGGAAGGCAAGGGAGGAGCAACAAATTATGGACGACCTTGCGGCTGACCGTGATATTCCAAGAGCCTTTGCTCGCTACCAAGCCATGCAGGCCGTGGAAACCAACGCAAGCGAAACCACCGCACACGAACTCGCCAAGGAATACCTGCTGAACATGAACGAGGTAAGGGAAGGCAGACGCAAGGATTCGGTTTATCCGACCTTTATCAGCCCGCTTGACCGTATGCTCACAGGATTTAAGCCATCCGAGTTCGTTTTGCTGGGCGGTCGCCCTGCGATGGGCAAGACCCTACTTGCCTTGCAAATCGCCATGAACCAAGCGATGGCCGAAATTCCTGTGGTGTTCTTTACGATGGAGATGAGCGCAGACCAATTAAGCCAGCGGATGCTCTCGAACCTTGCGGAGATGGATGGGTCGCACTTCCTCAACCCCACCGAGCGAATTACCTCCGACCAATTTCTCGACTTGGGGAAAAAGGCTGACCTCCTTAAGTCAAAGCCGCTGTATATCGTTGACCTGCACCAAGCCAACCTCGACCGCATTGAAGGCGAAATCGCCAAACTCAAAACCAAGTACGGCGTTTGCGGATTTTATCTCGACTACCTGCAACTCATTGAGCCAACCAAGATGGACAAGCCGAAACCTAAAATCGAGCAGATGACCAACATCAGCAAAACGCTTAAGACCATCTGCAAGAGGCAGAAGGTGTTCGGGGTTGTGGTTTCTTCGCTATCCCGTGCAACCGAAGGCAGGGCAGACCATCGCCCTATCATGAGCGACCTTCGGGAAACAGGGCAACTTGAGTTTGATGCCGACAAAATCGCTTTTGTGTACCGACCCTATGAACACGACAAGAGCAAGGAGGCCGACCTGATGGAAGTCATTGTCCGCAAGAATCGCAACGGTTCCCTTGGTACCGCTGACATTCAGTGCAACCTGCCATTCACCAAAGCCAACGAATTTCCACCCCCTAAAATATGATGGAAGAATACAACCTCCAAGCCGCTTGCGTCAAGTTGTTCGCAATGCTCCGACCCAACGAGCAGGGGCGGCTATTCCTGAACCTCAACAATCCTCGCTCCCGCTCCAACGGTTACTTCCTTAAAAACATTGGCCTGACGGCTGGCGTTGCTGACATGACCTACCTATCCCCCAAGGGTGCGGTATTCCTTGAGTTCAAGACATCGAAGGGCAAGCAATCCCTCTCCCAAAAGTGGTGGCAGGGTGTGGTGCAAGAGGCGGGGTACAGGTACGAGGTCATCCGAAGCTTGGAAGATTTTCAACGGGTATTGGATGAATGTTCCTAAGTTGTGTATATCTTTGACCTACTAAACCCCTAACCCATGAAACCAACCCCCACCGATTTCCGCCGCTGGCAACTCCACATCCGCAAGGAGTGCGTGAATTGCCAACGCCCCGACCATGCCG